GAAACCTTGCATACCCTGTGTACCTTGGAAACCGTACCAGCCTTGTATACCTTGAGTACCTTGAATACCCTGAATACCTTGTGGACCAACCTCGGAAGTAGTAATGTTTCCACCCATTGCGCCGTGTACTGTACACTGATAGTACAACGAGTCTGGAGCATTAAATGGAACTCTGAATACTAGCTTACCATTATCTGTGCCGTTGTTTGTTACGCCTGTATTGTATGCAGCACCACCATTAGATACTCTAATCTGGAATGGATGACCTACTGCATTAATATCAAATACGTATGTAAATCCTCTTAGAAGATGCAGATCAGGATCATTTACTCCGTCAATTACATAGTCTGTAGATCCATTATTGGTAACCGTAAACTCACGGGCTCCTTCAAAGCCTTGCATACCTTGGAAGCCTTGAGTACCCTGCACACCTTGATATGCTTGTGGACCTTGTACACCCTGTACGCCTTGAGTACCTTGTGCACCCTGTGTTCCTTGAGTACCCTGTGCGCCTTGAACACCTTGTGGGCCGATAGGACCGCCTGGAATAAAGTTAATGATAGCAAATTCGTCATGTGTATCAACGACTTGTGTTTGCCAGTTTGTAACTGTACTTTCGATATTTGTTACGTCAAAGTAACCCCAGTTTTTAGAAACTGAATCCCAAGTAAAGTTAGAGAATGAGTAAGCAGCAAAATGATGACCGCCAGGACCGTCACCGTCTCCACCTGCGTGTGAAACAATGATATGACCTTTTGGAGTACCTGGGAGTCCAGCCAAATAATCTAGAATCTCGTCAATCTGATTTGAATATTGATCAGAAGGAATATCATCTAGAATAATTCTTGTTGCTTGGGTAGGATCCGAGTTGTTGAATCTAAAGTTATTCGTGCCAGGATCTGATGTAGCGGTACCGCTGTCAAATGCCCACTCAAATGTTAGACCACCATGCTCGCCGTGGGTACCTTGAACTCCTTGAACACCTTGGTAGCCTTGAGCACCTTGAGTACCGAATCCGCCTTGAACACCTTGGGTGCCTTGGCGACCTTGAACACCTTGGTAGCCTTGTACACCTTGGTTTCCTCTAAATCCTTGTACACCTTGTGTACCCTGAACACCTTGAGTAGACTGTGGTCCTTGCGTACCTTGACGGCCTTGTAATCCTTGAGTACCTTGTGTACCCTGCCAACCTTGGAAACCTTGTGTACCTTGAGCTGATTGAGGACCTTGTACACCTTGTACACCTTGCCATCCTTGTACGCCTTGAGTACCTTGTGGTCCTTGAATGCCTTGGAAACCACGATCACCAGCAATATTAAATGCTACAATACAAGGAAGCGAAATATAAGTACCTGGATTGCCTGGCAGATCTTCAGCGACAAAATCTTCCTTTACAGCAGTACCCGATAGGTACGTTACATCCATATCCCAATAGTTGCCATCGTCAGTAAGTTCTTGTATTGAAAAGATAACATATTTAGATGGATTATCACGTAATGTGATTTTCATGTATGCTTTATTAGCAGATGATGAAGAATCAATAGCTGTAAAATAACCTGTTAAATCTACGTTAAACGTATCGTTTTCTGCAATCCAAAGTTTAGTTGCACCGGTAAGTGCTCCTGTATCAGCAGCCGGAGAATTGAAATACATAAACCCGCTAGTAGCAGGAGATGGTTCTGCAAATTCATGTGATACATTATATGAGACAACCATTCCTGAGTCGTCGCCGGGAAAACCTTGAAAACCATACCAACCTTGGATACCTTGGACACCTTGATAAGCCTGTGGACCTTGAATACCTTGAAGTCCTTGAAGTCCTTGTACGCCCTGAATACCTTGTACACCTTGGTAAGCTTGTGGACCTTGAGTACCTTGAGTACCTTGGATACCCTGTGTACCTTGGATGCCTTTATAGCCTTGGATACCCTGAACACCTTGTTGCCCGCGGAAACCACGAGAACCTTGAATACCTTCTTCACCGATAGTACCTTGATTACCTTGTACGCCTTGATTACCAGTAAAACCTTGTACACCACGGAAAGAACCAATGTTTACCCAAGTGTTTGAGCCAACATAGATCCATAGTTCATCATCAGCTTCGTCAATAACACCGTCGCCGATGTTAGGACTTGAAAAAGCGGCGTTCAATGTGGCCTGGGGGTCGCCACCGGCATCTACATCAGCGACAGATCCAATGATTGTAAATCCTGGACCGTAGTCACCTTGTAAGCCCTGAACACCTTGGACACCTTGGGTGCCTTGAGAAGTTGCCGCAGCTGCATCAAAAAGTACCCAGTTAGTACCATCTGAGTAGCGCATCTGCCCAGCAGTTGTATAGACAATAGATCCTTCGTGCGCCGCAGGATCAAGCGTCGTATAATCTTGGGGTACGCCCTGTCCTATAAGAGTTGTGCGACCTCTAAGGCTTCTAAATCTACTCGACATCGTCTTCCTCACTTTGACCTAATGTGAACGACAATGTAGCATCACAAGATAAGTTTGCAGACGCTTTAATTTCCAACAAATCACCTGATGCAAAGAATTGTCCGTTTAAAGGCAAAGCGAAGGTGTCATATGCCGGAATCGGCATGTTTCTTATTACGTAAAATTCCTGGTTTAAGTCGTATCTATGTGTACGTACATCTACATTTACAGTATTTGCTGAGAAATTACATATAATCAAAGGACTGATAACTTCGCCTACACCCGGTTCAACCACATTAGAGCCGCCAAAAACGAGCTCAGGAACTTCGTAGTTGGGCACTTCGATAAGGGTTTGCCAGTTCGTCGTTAATGTTAAATTCTTGGCGACCGGTTTTGCGTCGGGCGCCTGTGATGTTGATATCGTTGTAATTGCCATTATAGTACTGCCCTACTGTTAGAAGCTCTTCTAGCTAGTTTTCTGACCGATGACGTAAACGGTCTACCTTCAATACGTCCTGTTCTACCGTTGATTCTCAGTCCTCTTGCGAAGTACTGGTTGTTCAATTCGTCAGAACCGGACCATCTAATTCTACCACCATCTTCTGAAAGAACAGAAGCGGTAGCACCAATTGCAGCACCAACGTTTCTAAAGTTTAGCGGCAACGCATTTCTGTTAACACCTGCAGATGCGCCGTTAAACTGGTGGGCAATCGATTCAACAAGCGAACCAAATGCCAAGAAGTTTGGTCTCAACACTGTATCAATCAATACGTCGTCAATCAATTCAGTAATCATAGATCTATGTGCTGCGTTAGGTGCGATATTGGTATTTATATAATCTCTCATACGCTCCCAAGCTTTATAGAAAGATACTAGCAAATCTACATTATTTTGATGTCCACTTGCAATCCATCCAGTACCATTCCAGTAATGAATTTCACCAACATAATCGTTATTATCTGGGTTAGATCCGCCTGTTGCTGATACAACGAATGCATCCCATCTCTTTGGATTAGTTAATGCATCACGTTCTGTTAATGTACCAGCACCTTTAAATCTTAGATCTCTCCAGTTAGCAAACGCGCTTGGTGGGTTAAACACTGGGAATACTGATTGTGAATCAATATTGAATAGTGCTGCTGCAAAAGATCTCGTTGCTTTATCCGAACCTTCGATTACTGGGTTCTGTGAAGGATCTGTGAAGCGAAGATCGTTTTGTAGAATATCAATTAAGTTACCAGCATCACGATATGTTTTAGGTAGATCGATAAACTTATATGTTGAAGTAATAAATCTCTGTACTTCTTTCTGAAGCGCAACTTTATTATTCAACAAGATATCTCTTGAGAATCTAAACGCTTTATTCTTCTTGTCTTCCCACATGAAGTCTGGTTGAATTGTTCTACCAAGAGCTTTTGGTGTGTTGTAGAATAGTGCGTTGTAGAAAATCATACCCAAGTCTTTTGCTTGCGCTTGCTGAGCTTCAGATCCCATTTCTGGGCGAAGCTTCTGACCTGGATACTTACCTACTGTAACATCACTTACAATCTTACCAAGTTGACGATAAGATTGAGCTGTTGCAACTCTTGTATCTTCCGGAATACGAAGTTCGTTATTCCAGTAATAGAAGTCTGCATT